CCATGTTACATCCTGCATACCTATATCGCCAACACTTCCGTTCACGTCGGTAGTATTATTTACCAAGGCCGTAAAAGTGTACAGAGGGTTGGTTGCGCTTACTACGGTTCCTTTTTCCTGTAACAATACGCAAGTTACTGAAGTTCCCCATGCGGCCTGTAGGGTTGCTAGAACGTTCGCTGAAGCGGTGTCGTTTAGGAAGGAAATGGTTACGCTTGAGGCTTCCAAACCTTTTACAAATTTGTGACCTGTATCACCCATTGCGGTGACCTCAAGTTCGTCAAAAGTGCGGTTAAGTGTGACGGCAGTCACATGATCTGAAAGATCGACGGAATTTACCTTTACGCCGACCTTGTTATTTAAGAATACAGCCATTGGTTATTCCTCATCTTTCTTTGAGACTGGTTTTGGCTTATCTGATTTTGCTACTTGCCCGACTTTTTCAAGCCAAGCCTTGTCCTCGGAAGGAACATCTATAATATCGCTCATTTTTTAACTCCAACTTGTCATGATTGAGACGGACATCTCACTTGTCAACATTTCACCGGCAACGTTCGATAGAACAGTCGGTGCCGATATATTGCCAACACTTATTTTTAAAGTTGTTGAGGCCGCTAATTTATTAAATACGCCAACAACCATAGTTTCAATACCGTTTAAGTTTCCTTGATTGTCTAACATTGGAACAATCATTACTAATTTAAAATTTACTTTTGGGGCAACACTTGAGTAAATGTTGTTGCTTGGTTCAATATAAGGTTCATCCGGTTGAACAATTACTGAGTTGGCAATGGGTGAGGCAGGTGGGTATGAAAACACCTGCCAAACCCCAGCGTTCTCCAACGCCGTCGCAAGGGTTGACCTGAGAGTTGTAACGGCAACCGTCATCAGCCAACCAAACCGTTAGGGGAAAGGTGATTTGCTATAAGCCCTCTGATTCTTGCGAGTAATGTATTTCCCATTTTATAGGGTGATGGTTGGAAGTCGGGTGAAATTCCACCGGACGCAGTTTGTTGTCTGCTCTGCCAAATGTCAACTGCAATCATGGCGGCACCTTGACGAATTTCGGGAATAGTAGCGTAATCAACATTAGTGGCAGCGGATATAGTGCCATAAGGTCTAACTAAATGTTTTAATTCTGTTGAAACGTGAATAATTGCATACGTAATTGAATAATCTGTAACTTTAGTAATTGTTTTATTGCCACCGTTATAATGTGCAGCGACATTCTCAACCGTTACGACGTCGCCAACTTTCATGGCATGAACTGTATCTGTATAAAGGGTTGCTAAAGTAGTTGTGCACTCTTTTGCTATTACATTGTAATCATTGAACCACAAATAGCCTTTGACAATGTTTTCGGCAGCCTGTGCTACTTCTTCCACTACCACGTCAGAATATAAACTTCCAATTCCAAGTAATGTCCGAAGTTCGGCTTTAGTAACGTACGTTGCCGGCAAAATCTTGTCCTTTCTTAAAGTAAAGGGGCGAAGGCTTCCAACGCCCCTTTACAGATGATTCCTATTGAGGAAAGTTTATGCAACCATCCACTTGTAAGCACCGGCAGCAACCTTATTAGCAATTGCGCCATAGCCATAATAAGCAACTTGAATTTGACCTGTTGAAATTAGGTTTGTCTCCAAGCGGTACTTGCTTGACTCGTACCAAGTAAATGATTCAGGATTTAGAACGATAATTGAAGCGTCGCCGGTTCCTGATAGATAACGTGAAACTCTAAGGTTTAATCCACCAATGTTTCCACGAACGTTAGTTGGTGTTAGGTTTCCGGATGCGTTCTGAGGATTAATGGTTTGTGTAAATACTGCACGATTTGAACCATCAACTAAGCCCATCAATGCGCCCCATTGTTCAGGTGAAACTACAATGTTTTGCGCAAAGCCAAGAGTTCCTGAATAAATAGAAACTGCGGCATCAGAAATAAAATCCTGAATGTTTGCTGCAGACATTGTGCGGTTGCCACCATCTGTTGCAACTTGAGCAATTACGTTTCCGACGGCTGCATCAGTTGCCTTAGCGTATGCAAACTCCATCTGCCTGACCAATTCTGAGAAGAACGCAGGCGACGATCTATCAAGAATCTCGGTGCTAAATGTTTGCTGTCCAGCGTACTTCTTAACTGAAACGCTCAAGAAGGAAACGTTCTGGTCTGTATCTGATGGTGCTGCGCCTTCGGCTGTCTCTGCAACTGTTGGTGCTTGAGTTAGTTTAGGAATTTCAAAAGTCATACCTGCATCAGGTAATGCACCACTTGAAATAGAATCGATAAATGGACGATCAGCGTTTGATAATGGGTTAATTACCTCAGTCAATTGACGTGTTGGAACTAAACCTGCGTTATCAGTTGTGTCTGCTGCGGCTGCCAAGTATTGACGTGCCTCATCATCATTTAAATAAGTTGCCCGTAGTGTGTTTTCTAGGAATTTTTCCTTTGTAAACTCAAGACGTGGCTTTGTGTAAATTGGTGCTGCTATTGTTGGGCGAGAGGCTTCAACCGCTGGGGTCTCTACTACCTCTGACGCAACAGTTGTTTCGGGTGTTGTGTTTTCCACAATTTCCTCATTTTCTGTTTTGGTTTCGGTTGATTCTGCCTCTGCGCTTGACGCAGCGACTGAAGTGACTGCGGCACTTTGAAAAGCGGCAGCCTGTACTAGGCTGACTTCCATAAGTTTCGCAGCACTAACTCTATAAATTCCGTTACTGTTTTTTCCTTTGATAACTTCCACTCCGACACTCAAGCCGGAACGTAGGTTTTCGCTTGCCTCAATGAGGCTATCAGTACCCCTAGTAGTATTACTGACCTTAAACTCAGCGTAAATTCCTGAATCATCCTCATCGACTTTTTTCATTCTGCCAATTGGAGATTTAGGGTCATGCTCAAGTAAAAGTTTTACTTTGCTAGGTTCATCAATTTGAATAGAACCTTTTTCAAAGATTACCTTGCCAACTGAGGTATTGCCGATTTCATTCTCATACGGCACAATTTTTCCAGCAATAATACGACGAGACTCGGAAGCCTCTAAATCTGCACTAAAATTAATTATTTCCATTTGGGCTTAGTTCTTCCATTTCTCTCGCTTCCTCAACTGAAATTAAATTCAATTGAAGCATTTTTTCAATTACATTCAAACGCTCTAAGGGATTGGCTCTTAAAAATCCGGAGTCCATGTCAAACGCTACAAATTGTGTTTGTGCTGTCAGATCGTCCATGCTAAAACGATTTTCAACGGCACTTACATAAGGTTGTAAAGATAGCGCAACAAATTGACGTCTTTCGTCTTGAACGTTGGAATAGGTAAGACTATTGTTCATGTCGGCTGAAATGTAGTAAGCCGGAACGTTCATTAATCTTGCAACCTGTGTAGCCATGTACTGCAAACTATCATTGTAGGTCATGTCCTTTGGTGAAAAGGCTGTTGGTTGGTATTCAAGACTGGAAGTTAAATAAGCGGTTGATCTTTCTGCACGACTGCGACGCCAAGCGGCTAATAAACCGGCAACTTCTTTTTCACCTAAGTCTGCGCCGGTATTTTTTAATATTCCGGCAGGGGTTGGAACTGAAGCGGCGTTTGCGGCGGCTTTTTCTAAATCTATTGCCGCACGTAAAATTCTTGCGCCGGCATGTAAGATTCCATCAATAGGAGATTGAAAAGTAACTAAACTTCCGACGCCTGACATTGGTCTTTCACGTCCATCGACTGTATAAAAATCTACAAATGTGTTATTTTTATTTAATTGAACTTGAACCCGAGTGTTATTAACAAAATCGAAACGTGCTGGTCTGTTGTCATCTTGATAAACCTCAACTACTTCAAGATAACCGGTACCGTAGAAAATTAACGCATCAATTAATGCGGTAAGGATAATCGAGTTAGGTGCTGACTTAGATAATTGATTAACCCAAGGTAAATTAGGTAATTCCTCTTTTGTTGCCTTGGAATAAGTTTTAAGTTCCATTGTGCCGATTGTTGTGGCTATTAAGTTGCGGCAACGCATAACTGCCGGAACGGAGATTGCTTCCTCACGTCCTACTGATTGAAACGGAGTAAACTGAGAATAAAAATTAAAAGGGTCAGCGACTACCTGTGGGGCTAGTTGAGCCGAAATTTGTGGTTTTGGTTCTAATCCGATTAAATTACGAAAAAATCCCATTGGTGAAGTATATCACAATGCTCAGACGAAAATCTTAGGAACTGAGATGGGTTTGCTCAACATGTGGACGCACATAGCAGTTGAAATTGCGGCGGTCACGTCGCCGGCTGATTTTCTGCGGATGATTCTCCAGCCTGCGTCCGAATATTTAGCAGCGCAATTATTCATTGACGAAACCCACTCACTTTGACCCGAGTGGACAATCCTTAAATTGGAAAGACTGTCGGCTAATTCCCCACACGCTTGATAAAAGGTCTGTCCACTAATATCAATTAATTTATGACCACTTTGAGTTAAGCGTTGGGCAATAGAGGCGGTAGCGTACTTGTCAAAGGCGATTTGAACTGGTCTATATTTCAAAGCCCATTCATTTATTGAACTAGCCATTCGAAGTTCGTCGATAGCGACTTCACTACTAAAGGTTTCCATTACGCCAACCCCAATTTTGCCATCAATAATTTGAGCCGCAACTAAAGCCCCCGATCTTTTGCTCGGGCTAACATCAAAGGCCATGACAGTCATTGCGCCAACTGGTAAAACGAGTTCTGATACAGAACAAGCCTCAATTGAACCAAAAGTCCAAGGGCTAACCTGCGAATCAATCCACATACATAAGGTTTCGGTCAAAGTGGCTTCAATTGAGTTAGTGGCAATAGATTCCTCAATTGCTTCCTCGGTAATGGTGTAACCAAGGGCAGGGTTAGCCATAGCCCAATACTTTTTATTGCGAATGTCAGTCCTAGCCGCTAAAGGTGCTGAGTACTCCCAAAACCCAAAAGTCTTGCTCGGGTAGTCCAAGGCTCTTTCTCTCATATCATTCAAAACAGTACTAAAGGCGTCGCCGGCATTACTTGTCATCAATGTTTGAGAATTAGGTCTCGCTCTTGTTACCGGAACAGCCGCTTTAAATGCTTCCTCGCTGACCTCACGTAATTCGTCAATGTAAAGAAAATCTGCGGTTTTTCCACGACTGCCGTCTCTTGTTGCCGCTACGATCTCATAACGTGCGCCATCAAGTAAGGTGATTGATTCCTGACCATTGGCGTAACGGATTTGTCTTACTTGCGCTTTTAAGAAGTCATTATCCTCAATAGTGTTGGCAACCTGTCTAAAGGTGTCTAAAGCCATGTTTCGGTTTGAGGACATTGCAATGATGTTTCTTTCCTTAAACAAAAAGAGGCCAGCCAAGATTCTCATTCTTGCAAGGTGAGTTTTGCCCACTTGTCTTGCGCACAGTAAGAGATTTGACTTGCGTTGGAAATTTCCCTGCGTATCTATTTTTAACATATCCTCAAGCACATATTCTTGCCAAGGAAGTAAGGGCATACCAATCTTTTTGGCTAAATCCACAACTTCAGCAATTCGAGACGCACCTTTTAACGGCGGTGTTTGAATTCTAGGTTTTGTGCTACCTAATAGCGGTTTTTTCTTTGCCCCTCGTTTGGTCGGGCTTTCTTTGACTACCTTCAGTTTTGGTTTGGTTGTCATGGCTTTTCAAACGGCGACGATGGTCGTGTGATCTGCGTCTCAGGGAGAGAACAGTCTTG